TGTGAAACCCGATCAGCTTGCCGGCGAGGTTGAAGCTCATATTGGCGAGTACGCACTGTCGCGCCTCATCCAAGTCTTTCCACCACGGACACGCGCTGCTGAGCCGCACTTCCGCCTCGACCATGTCATTTGTGAGCAGCATCATGGCTTCGGCTTCCGAAATACCGCCTCCACGCGCGTCGATGTTTCTACCGACGCCGATCGTCCAATAGCCGAGCGAATCCTGGTACGCGGTAAAGCGGAGACCTTCGTCGCCGATGAGATCCGACCGGAGCTGAGCGCGGGTTTCCGAGTTCATGGTTTCCCGCCCTTCGGATGCAGCTCCACGTAGTACAGATTGGCGCGCTGCTCCACCGCACAGACATACTTCGATCCGCAGCCGATTTCCTTGAGCGCGGCTTGGCGATCCTCGCCCGTGACGGCCATCATCACGACTTGCGTGTCGTTCACGCGGTGGTACGCGTACGAGCCGTGATTCACGAATGCCGGCGCCGTGGGCGTCGGCTTCCCCTGGCGGTGGCAAGCCGTCGTACCCAGGAGAATCATCAGCGCCAGCATCGTGAACTTCATTACTTGGAATCCCCAAAGAGCTGCGAATACATCCGATCCGCTTCGGCCTGAATGGCTTCGTCGGACGGTTGTTCGTGCCCGCGCATCCGTTCGGCGACATGCATGAACTCGTGGATCGCGACCTTGCGCCGCTGCGCCAGGTCAATACCTTCGATGATGAAGATGTCGCGATGGTCGAAGTCCGTCAGGCCGTAGAAGGGGACGGTCTCGGGAACCGCGATGTGCCGGATATTGTATTCGGCGGCAACGTCAATGGCTTCGCGCAGCGTCAACGGCTGAAGTGGAGGTTCTTGAGGAAGCGCGATGCCCACAAGGAAGCCGATAGCGAGAGGAGCCAGGCGCAGGATCATGCGTGGCGCGCCTCCAACTTATCAATGCGCGCGGCGTGACTGTCGAGTGTTTCATCGTGTTGACGCAGAAGTCCAAGCATCGTGTCAATGCGTTCGAGAATCCGGCCGAGGGAAATGACAGCCTTGATCAGCGCGACCAGTCCGCCTCCGCCCAAGATCGCGATCAAGATTTCCAGGCCCAGGCTCATGTCGGTGATCACAATGCGCCCGGTGTCAACGCAGACGCTATGATCGTTCGTCCGGAGATCTAAATCGCTTCGTCCGCGGCTTCGACTTCGGCTCTCGCCTTGGAGTGTCCGCGCCCGCCAAATCTTTGGATCGTGATGGGTTCGATCGGCTCGACGACAATGTAGGCATGCCGCACGGCCCAGATGGTGAGGTTGCACCGATTGTCGCAGCCGGTGAGATTGAACAGGGCGGTGAGCTTATGCTTCATGGCGGAAACGCTGAGACTGAAGCGCACAGCCAAGTCCTCGGTAGTAAAGCATTCCCCGAGCGCGCGCACGATCGCGATCTGCTCGTCAGTCAGTTCAGGCATGTCAGTACCCCAGTAGAGTCTTGCGTTGTCCTAACGTGTTGGCAGCGCTCGCGCCGCCGAGAATGGTCCCGGCGTAGCCTGGCCCGGAGAGCGCTTTCTTCTTCGCGCGCATCGCCGCGGCGTCAGCCTGGCCTTGCGGATTGAGACCGCCGAGGATTGAGGTCGTATCCGGAGGAGTTGCCGCGGCCGCATTCGGATCCGCGTTGGGATCGGTGGCCGGCGTGAGCGCGCCGACTAATCGTTCCAGTCCAGCGCGCCGATCGGCGACGGTCTTCATGAACGTTTTGTTGGGATCGTAGGCTTGTCCGACGACCTTCGCGTAGTCGCCGCCCATCCCCTTCCACTGCTCGGCGGCCGCATCGAAGGCCGACCATTGCTGGTTGAACTCATCGAGCTTGGCTTTGGCCTGGTCGAACGTGAGCTTGCCCGCCTCCGCGTCGGTGAACACCGTGTCGAGCGACTTCAGGTAATCGCCGAAGGGATTTTGAAACGTGTCGACGAAGGCCTTGGCCTTCCAGTGCGCCTGGCCGAGAATGCTGGCAATACTCATCGAGTTACTCCAATCAGAGACCGTCTCCAAATCGATCGTCGGGACGAACGCGCTTCTCGTCGTACGGATTCCAGTCCGCTTCCGCTCGCGATGACGCGGGAAAGAACTTGCGCTGCAGCGCCTCCTGCATATCCGAAGGCATGTCGGGAATCGCGAACGTCTGATACAACGCATCGGCCTTGTTGGGGGAGCGGCCGATCTTCACTTTCACGAGTTCCTTCGGCTCCATCAACATCTTGCCGCCCACAAACGAGTAGGTGGTGGCTGTCAGTTCGGCCGGCAGCTCCGGATCGTTCGGCAGCCAACCGCCGTTTTTCACCCACTGCGCGCCGTGCCAGTGGATGAATGCGCGCATGTTTTTGTAACGAGGGTCGGGAGCAGGAGCCGCATATTGCACGCTCAGGACGGTCTGGGTCGCACCGGGAATCGAGACCAAGATGTCGCGAGCGCCAGCAGCCCAGCCGCCCGTCGCATCGAGGAATTCGATCTCCTGGCCCCATCGTTGCCGCGCCAGCAGGACGCGATTCGCGATATTCACTGAGACCGGATCGTTGCGCTTGTGACGCATCACGATACTGGATGCGCCCTTCAGGCCGGCCCGCAGCCCTTGACGCGGGAAGAGAATCGTTGGATCGTCTCCGAATCGCGAGACATCCACGCCGAGCCGTTTCTGCGCCCAGTTGTAGGCGTCGGGTTTGAGGTTGCGCTCGATCGCGGCCTGCACGTCGTCGATGCCTAGAAGTGCGTTGATGGCTGATTCGGGGAACTCCCCGAGAATCGTGGCCTTGATCCAGGGGTTGTCGCGGCCGTAGAGCGTGATCTGTTCGCGTGCGTTGTCGATGTTGATCCGCGGTGAACGTCGCGGGTCGTCGGGATCTCCGGTGATCCGGATGACATGCCACAAGTGTCGAGCGGTCGCCGCGGCGTGATACAGCGCGCCTTCGCGGCTCGTCGGATTGCCGGCAATCAGAACCTTTGCCCATTTGTGCTGGGAGGAAAAGATTTGCTCGCCCGAGAGAAGCACCGGAACAGGGACGTCTCCCGCTTCGTCGATCGTGACCTGCACGTATTGCGAATGGAGGCCGGAGAGCGTGCGGCCGAGCGCCGTCGGATCGGCCCGCTTGGACCAGTTGCGCGCTTCGAGGAACCAGCTCTCCGGATGGTGGACGGAGGAGAACCGCGTCGCCGTCCATCGGAACGCGGTCTTTAAGTACTCGGAGCGCTGCTGCCAGAGCGAGAGTTCCGGCCAGAGGTTGCCACGTAGATTGTCTTCCGTGATCGAGCAGCAATAGCCCCGCGGGTGCTCCCCTTTGCCCCCGCGGCACGCGATGAAGTGGAGATTCGCCACCGCCAGAACGGCGGTCTTGCCTGGACCGGTACACGCTTGTAAGCTGATGCGCTTCTTGTCGCGGTCCTGAGACGGCAGCACGCGGAGGAACTCTTCCTGTGAGGCGTCGGGCGTGAACTTGATTTCTTCGTGAGCGAAAACCAGCGGATTCTCGCGCCAGCGTTTGACCCTCTCTTCCGCCTTCATTCATTGCTGGCCTCGAGGATCTCTTCCAGCGTCCGCACCATCCGCAGCTCGTGCTTGTCGATCAAGTGACCCTTCAACTTCAGCGCCAGCTCCACCATCTCGCGCCGCTCGGCGAAGTCGACCAGCACCTCGCGCTCCGCGTGCAACGTCTCGCGCATCACGGATTTCGCGTGCAGGCCCTCGTAGATCCGCTGCGCGAGCAGCTCGTCGGTGGCGCCGGCCTGAGTCATCAGCGTTGCGAATAGCCGTTTAACGGCCGGCTTCTCATCAAGCTTGTCCTTCGTGTTATCCGCGACGGCCTGGCTGTAGCCGGCGTCGAGCGCCGCTTTGCGCTTGCTCTTCCCGGCGACGCGGCCTTCGACGTAGCGCCGCTGCTTGACGCTCGGCGATCGCTCGGATCGTGGACCGCGCGCAGCGCCACTGTCGGGCGATTTGAGAGACGCTTTCTTTTCTCGCGGCGACTTGCCGCGCGATGGCTTCTTCTTCATCCGTGTGTAGGCGCGGTCGACGACCGAGCCGCTTGCCCTCCCGTTTGGCGCGATCGACTCCCATCTGAACGCGTTCTCGGATCAACGCCCGCTCGAGCTCTGCCACAGCCGCCAACACCGTGAACACCATCTTTCCCATCGGTGTCGATGTATCGATGGACTCGCTGAGCGAGACGAACGCGAGCTGCAGCGCCTGGCACTCTTCGAGCGCCGCGAGCAGATGCTTGACGTTTCGAGCGAACCGATCAAACCGCGCAACCGCGATCGCTTCGAACTGACGGCGGCGCGCGTCGTGCATCAGCCGATCGAGTTCCGGTCGATGCTGCTTGGCGCCGCTCCAGCCGCGATCCGCGTACTCTCCCGCGATCTTCCACTTCCGCTGCTTCGCCCAGGCTCGCAATGCCTGGAGCTGCGTCTCGACGTCCTGGCCGTGCTGGCGTGTGCTGACGCGGGCGTAGAGCGCGACGCGCACTTAGAGCTTCGACGTGATGTCGCGCGCCCGCTGCTCTTCGAGTATGTAGCGCCGAACGGACAAGCCGGACGACACCTTGTTCTTGCTCGCGAACTGATCCACCACAACAACAGTGACGCCGCTCGGCAGTCGAATCGGTTCGCCCGGCTGCGCGCCCGCCGCAATCAACGAATCCATCGCCGCGTCCGCGGCTTTGTACGCGGCCTTCCCGGTTTCGAGCGCTCGCAGATGTTGCTCGGCGATCAGCGCGAGGTTAGGTTTCTTCACCGTATTCGTCTTCACTGAATCCTCCTGAAAGCATTTTGCCGCTAGCCATGGCTCGATCGGCCGCAACGCGGATGATTCGGTCCTCAGTGACCCGATAGCCCCGCCGTCCGAACTCCCCCGCCAGGTCCATCAATTCTTTAGTTGTGGTCGGCACACCACCCGCGATCGCCAACTGCGCCATCATGGCCAGATAGTCGTCGCTTTGAAGTCTCAGACTCACTCGATTTCACTCACATGCACAAATCCTGAACGCCGGCGCTGGGGACGCGACTGGGGGTATTGGAAGTCGGCGATCAACCGCAGCAGCCGCCGTTCAAGTTCAGCATGCGAAAAAGGCTCTCGGGGCGAAGACGAAGACGAAGACGAAGAGGAACAGACCGGACCGGCGCTGTCCGGCCCATCGGCCGAACCAGAGAACGGCAGCTCGAGTTGCGAGGACGTCCGTGTTCTGCGCATATAACCACCGTTCGCGGAGCATCAATGCTTCCGCGCGCGGGCTTATCCTGCGCCAGATGCCTCAAGGGGGCAAAAAGTGTTTACCCCTTTACGCCGGCCAGTGCGAGCTTTCGACGGTATTGCTTCGCCAGTTCCTTGTGTTTTCGGGAGAGGTAGATCCTGCGGGAAGAACGCGAGGCTTCAAAATGGAGACCGCAACCACACTGGCAGATCCGTGTTTCGCGATTACTCATGCGCGCATTGTAAAGCAGAGGCGGGCCGGATTATAAACCCAACCCGCTAGTCGTTTTTATCGCCGTTTCTTCGGCGGCGATTCTTTCTTCGCCGGAGCTTTCTTCTTCGTCAACGCCGTTGCCCTCCTGAGCACGCATTGTCTCGCGTGCGCGAGCCCAATTCAACCTTATTCCACCTATCTATGAAGCGCTTTACGATACAGAGACGGGCCTGGCGGTAATGCAGAACAACAAAGTGGCGGAACGGCTGAAACCCTTGCGCAGCGCGACTCGCAACGCATTTCAGTGGTACATTTCCGCCACCCTGGCGGCAATCAGTTGATTACCGCCAGAATGGAAACCCAAATTAGTCCATGCTCGGCAGCGCCATTTCCGCGAGATAGTCGTATTCGCGATCGATCCGAACCTCGTAATCGCGTCTATCGCGTCTA